CTGGCATGAGCGACAAGCCGCAACTGACCAAGCCTGCTGCGTTCTTCGTATCGCTGGTCCTGGGCTTTTGCGTGTTCTGCGTCGGCGCTGCCATCGCTGTGATTGGTGGGATGTGGCCGTGAGCGCTGAAGTCCTCTACATAGCCCCAGACGGCCGCGCTCTAGGCCCTGACGAAGTCGCAGCGCTCCCAGGCAAGGCCAAGATCGATGCCCGCCTACGGGGCGCTAAAGCCGCTGGCGCACGCGACGCACGCAAGAAGCTTGAAGCAGAGTACGAGGCCAAGGCCAAAGCGCTCAGCACAGAGACGGCGCAGCGCATCGCCGGCATCCACGAAGCGCAAGAGCGAGAACTAGACCGCCACACCAAGCTCATCGGCAAAGGCGCACACAGAGACGGCGTGCTCCAAGGCGTGTTCCTGGGCATGCTCATAGCCGTAGGCATCGGGTGCCTTGCGCTACTGGGTTACAACTACGTTATGAGCATGCGTGTCGCGATAGGCCGCGTGCCGCAAGCAAGCGTACCCGCCATTACGGACACGTACCAAGACGCGCCGTATGAGCGCGGGGCGAGAGAGCCGGCCAGTGCGCGGCCTTTGAATTAAATCAAACAATCAAACGAGCATGGCCAGAGGCGGAAAGCGCGAGAATGCGGGGCGACCGAGAGGCGCCAAGACACGCATCACGGAAGAGGCGCTTGAGCGCGCTGGGGTGGGTGAGACACCGCTTGAGTACATGCTCAGGGTTATGCGCGACAGCAACGCAGAGACAGACCGGCGCGATCGCATGGCGCTCGGCGCGGCTCAGTACTGTCACGCCAAGGCTGTAGAGCTAACGGGAGCAGATGGCGGCGACTTCTTTGAAGGGCTCCGGCGCGAAATCGTCAAAGCTAATCCGCCTTCCAACGGCTGAGGTCTTTGAGCCGCTTCTAGCGCCGTCGCGTTACAAGGGCGCCGAAGGTGGTCGGGGTAGCGGCAAGAGCCATTTTTTCGCGGAGCTTGGCGTCGAGACGAGCCTGATGAAGCCAGGCACACGCGGGGTCTGTATCCGCGAGGTACAAAAGAGCCTGAAGGAATCGGCCAAGAAGCTGATCGAGGACAAGATCCAGGCAATGGGCGTTGGCGCATTGTTTGAGGTGCAGCAGAGCGAGATCATCACACCGGGCGGCGGCAGCATTCTCTTTCAGGGCATGCAGGACCATACGGCGGAATCGATCAAGTCGCTGGAAGGCATGGACTGGGCGTGGGTTGAGGAAGCGCAAACGCTCTCGGCTCGCTCGTGGTCGATGCTTCGCCCAACGATCCGCAAGCCAGGATCAGAGATATGGGCCAGCTGGAATCCGCGCCTTCGCACCGATCCGGTGGACAAGTTTTTTAAGACCGGTGGGGCCGGCATTGTCAGCGTCAAGGCCAATTGGCGGGACAATCCGTGGTTCCCTAGCGTGCTTGAGGATGAGCGCCAGCGGGACCTGCTGAACGATCCTGATGGGTACGCCCACACGTGGGAAGGCGACTATGTCACGGTGATGACCGGGGCATACTACGCCCAGCATCTTCGCGAGGCGCGCGCGCAGGGCCGTATCGGCTTCGTTGCGCCTGACCCGATGCTGCCGATTAAGTCGTTTCACGACATTGGCGGTGCTGGCGCGAAGGCGGACCTCTACAGCATCGTGGTTTATCAAGAGGTCGGCGCCGAGATACGCTGGTTGAACCACTACAGCGCGCAAGGCCAGCCGCTTGCTGAGCATGTGGCCTGGATGCGGGCCAACGGATATGCGCCGACGATCGGGCGTGATGGCCGAAAGCGCGGTGGCGCATTGGTGCAGCTTCCCCATGACGGGGCGAATGCAAATCTAGTCACTGGCAAGCGCTACTCGCACCACTGGGAGGATGCTGGCTTCGAAGTGGCGGTGTTTGAGAACGCCGGCATGGGCGCTGCCAAGCAGCGGATCGAAGCGACGCGGCGTTTGTTTCCTCGATTCCGGTTCAACGAGGCGACAACAGGCGGGCTTTTGGCCTCGTTGGGTTGGTATCACGCACGCATTGACGAGGAACGCGGGATCGATCTTGGCCCTGAGCATGATTGGGCCTCGCACGATTGCGACGCGGTTGGCGGCGCGTGCGTCGCTTACGAAGAACCACGCAAGCACATGGATAGTCTGGTGATGCCGCAGCTCGGCATTGTTTGAGGGGCCATGAAACCCCGCATGGAGTAGAAAATGGCCCTTGTTCTTCCCTCACAGAACCCCGGCGTTGAGCAGGTTCTGTTCAAGCTTGTCGCCGCTGACTTCAACGTCACGACAGACCAGCAATTCATCCCGATCGGCGGCGTGCCGATCAACGATTACCGGATCACGCGCATTCGAGCGACGCTCACGCCAACCTCAACCACAACCAACCTAACCACGGCGGCGGGCGGTATCTACACCGCGGCCTCGAAGGGTGGCTCAGCCATCGTTGCGGCGGGCCAGGCCTACACGGCTCTCTCGGCGCTGGCGACGGGCTTGGACCTGACCATTGCCGCCGCTGGCCTCCAGCCGCTCACCACGACGCCGTACCTGTCTCTGACGACCGGCCAGGGCGCAGCGTCCACGGTGGACCTCTACGTTCTCGGATTCATCATTACGGGCCTCTGAGATGAGCTTCTACAACGATAAGGTTTACACCAAGGCCACGGTGTTAACCCCGCACGACACCAACGCGCTCACAGCGCCATGTTCGGCGCTGTGGGTGGGTGGCGCGGGCGCTATCACGGGCATCACGCTTGGCGGGGATACGGTGCTGATTAGCGGCATCCCCGCAGGCACGGTGCTTCCAATCGGGTTCTCTGTGGTGAAGTCCACTGGAACGACCGCAACGCTGATTGCTGCGCTGGGCTGATGCCTTTCGACCAAGAAGGCATTGCCGAGGAAGCAAGCGAAGGCGAAGCGCCGGAGCGTGAGCCAAAGCTAACGGACACCGAGTTCCTAGAGATCGTCCGTTCCGAGCAGCAGAACGCCATCGGCATCGAGATGGGCGATGAAGTCGTTGCCGATCGCATCAGGGCTATGGAGTACCTGAAGGGCGAGATGAGCGACCTGCCGTCTATGCCAAACCGCTCCAAGGCGATGAGCACGGACGTATCCGACGCGGTGCTGACGGCGTTGCCTGACCTCGTTGAGATTTTCGTCGGCGGTGAAGACATCGGCGCGTTCCGTGGCGTGGGTGAGGAAGACGAGCAAGCGGCCAAGCAGGAAACCGAGGTCGTGAACCATGTCATCATGGAGCAGAATCCCGGCTTTGAGCTGGTGCATGACGGCATCCACGACGCGCTGACGAACAAGGTCGGCATCTATAATTTCTGGCTGGAGGAAGAAGAGAGCTATTCGGCCGAGTCGGTCGAGGGGCAGACAGCGATGGCCGTCGAGGCTGCGATACAGCAGCACGGCGACGGCGTTCTGAACGTTCAGCAAACGGGCGAAGACCCGATGGTTGGCCCGCTCTACAGCTTCACGATCCAGCGCGCGAAGACGAACAAGTGCGTGAAGATCATGGCGGTTGACCCGAACCGCTTTGCGGTGGCGCGGGACACCAAGAACCTACGCGACACGACCTACTGCACGATGATGACCACGCCTCGGGCGCAAGAGCTTAAGGCGATGGGGTTCGATCCCGATCTTGTGGACGCATTGCCAGCGTATAATCCTGCGGCGTCACAAGAAGCGGAATTGGCGCGCGATACCGCAGGCGAGAACCTGAACGTGGGCGCCAACAGTCCAACGCACGATCTGCGCACGGTCTGCGTTTATGTGCATGTGATCCGTGTTGACGCGATGGACGAGGGCAAGCCGCAGATTTGGCGCATCGTCTCGGATGAGAAGGCGACGGTCCTACTCGACAAAGAGATGTTGACCACGGTTCCGTTCGCGGCCGGCAGCCCGTATCGCATCCCGCACCGGCTTTATGGCCGGTCGCTCGCGGACTTGCTCATTGAGGTGCAGCGCATCCGCACGGCGTTGACACGTCTGCACCTGGACTCAGGCTTCTTCAGCATCAACCAGCGGCACGAGGTGGCGCTGAGCGATGCAAACGAGCACACGCTTTCGGACTACCTCAACAACGTGCCGGGCTTCCCGGTGCGGTCGAAGACTGGCAACGCGATGAAGCCATTGGTGAACGCACGCAGCGACTACAACACGCTAGAGAGCCTGGAATACTTCGCCACGGTGGCGGAGCAGCGCACGGGCATTGTCCGCAACGCACAGGGTATCAACCCAGACACGCTGCACGACACGGCTAAGGGCGCGCAGATGCTCATGACGGCGGCGCAGAAGCGCTTACGCATGATCGCGCGTACGCTGGCTGAGACGTTGTTCAAGGACCTCTTCATCGGGGTTCACACACTGCTCCGCACGAGCGGCAGCCAGCAAATGACGGTTCGCATTACCGGCAAGGAATGGGTTCCGGTTGACCCGTCAAGCTGGGGCGAGCGCTCGGACATGACGATTGAGATCGGCATGGGTGCGGGCGGGCGTGAGATGGATCTGGTTGCAGCCGGGGCTATCGGCAATCTCTTAGAGAAGACGCTGGCAGGCCAAGCGAGCGGGGCGATCAGTGCGCCGGTTGTTACGCCTGACGATGTGTTCCGCTTCGGTGAGTGGTTTGTAGAGCGCGCGGGCGTGAAGAAGAAGTTCTTCACCGATCCGAAGCCAGCGATGGAACAAGCCCAAAAGAACCCGCAGCCGCCGCCGCCTGACCCGGCGATTGTCAAGGCGCAAATGGATCAGCAGGCCAAGCAGCAAGAGCTGCAAATGACGGCGCAGATGAAGCAGGCCGAGATGGCTATGCAAGAGCGCCACACGCAGATGCAGTTCGATAAGGACATGCAGCTAGCCGAGGCCCAGCAGCGTGACGACATGGCTCGCGCGCAGGTGGATGCGGCAGACAAGGAACGCCAGCACCAATTGGCGATGGCGAAGGCCGAGCAGGACGCAATCGCCGCAGCGCGCAAGCATGAGCTTGACCAGACCAAGCTGGAACTTGAGCGGGAGAAGCTGGAGCTAGAGCGTCATCGTTTGGCGATGGAAGCGGAAGCCAAGGCGGCGGACATTCAGGCCAAGGAGCGCGAGCACGAATTGCGTGAACGCGAGATCGCGCAGGGCGCTGAGATCGAGGACGCCAAGCTACAGGATGCGCGATGGGCGCGGACTGTGGACATGGAAGACAAGCGCCAAGAGCGCGAGGCGAAGGCGTCAGAGCCGAAGCCCGAGCCAAAGGAAGACAAGCCGGATCGCAGCGGCGAAGCGATCGGCAAGGGCCTGGAGGCGCTAGCTAAGGGCATGGAAGCAATGAGCAAGCCCAAGCGCGTGAAGCGCAATAAAGACGGGCAGATTGAAGGTATCGAATGAGCAAGGGTAACACTTTCGAAAATGATCTGCTGTTGCTGATCTTCAACGCGACGGCGATTGCAAACATTGCGGATAATGCCGCTTCGTCGCCGCTCACCAGCCTCTATGTATCGCTGCACACGGCCGATCCGGGCGAGGCAGGCAACCAAACGACGAACGAGTGCGCCTATACGTCATATGCGCGTGTCGCTGTGGCGCGTTCTGGCTCAGGCTGGACGGTGAGCGGAAACACGGTGACCAACGCGGCGCTGATCCAGTTTCCGCAGTGCACTGGCTCAAGCGAGACGGCGACGCACTTTGCAATCGGCACGGCGTCCAGCTCGACGGGGAAGGTGCTCTACAAAGGGTCGCTCAGTGCATCGCTGGCGATCAGTTCAGGCATTCAGCCTCAGTTCGGCGCTGGTGAGCTTGATGGCTCCGAAGATTGAGCCCAGCTACTTCTACCGCTGCCGGCACTGTCTGCGGGATCTGCCATCTGATGCGTTTGGCGATGC